ACGCAGCACTAGCTAACTCTGGAACTGGTGGTGGTGCTCCTGTTGGAACAACTAGTTTGAGTGGAGAAGTTACTACAAATACAACTGTTCCTACTACAACTGGTGCAGTAGAACCAGGTAATCAATACTCTATTGTTGATGGTGTAACTGTTACTCTTCCCGTTGCTTTCTCTGGAACTGATCAGGCAACATTCTCATGGAGTGGTCTTAACAATGGTATGTTCTTCAAAGCAGGACAATTGATTGAAGGCAATAAAGCATATATTATTGATCAGTCTATATCATGGGCAAAAACAAATTATCCTTCTCTAAACTGGGAAGATCCTACTAGTACAAGAGTACAGGCAACTGCTACTGTAGATACATTAAGAACTCTAGACATAGGTGCTGTACAAATTAATGATGCAGGTGACGGTTATGAAACTGCACCACAACTTTATGTTTTTCCAGCATCTGATACTGTAGTAAATCCAACCAATGCAGTTGGTATTGCAGTAGAGTTAAGTGCTGATCTAGAGTTGAATGGTTATATCAAATCAATCAATATTACTGATGGTGGTAGTGGTTATTCCAGTGCTCCAACTGTCACATTAGGTGGTGACATGTCAGGTCTAACAGCGGTAGCTACTATTTCTTCTGGATCTGTTACAGGCATCACTATCACAGGTTACACAATTGGAGATAATACTCAAGACAGATATTCTAACAAAGAAATAACTATTGATGGTAATGCAGAAGCAGAAATTGTTTTAGGTAAGAAAGTTGGTAATATTTGGATTACTGAAGGTGGATCAGGTTTTGCTAGTGGTACAACAATTGGTTATATTCGTGGTATTGGTGGTAGTGGTGCTGATCTAGATGCACAATGTAGAACTATTAAGAGAACTACATTTAACATCACTAATCCTGGCTATGGTTATGACAGTTCTCCAACTGTCACACTAACATCATCAGGAGCTGGACAGTTCCTACCGACTGCAACTGCAGAGATTGATGATGAAGGTAGAATCACTGCTGTTAAAATTGATAGTGAAGGTAGTTATGGTTATACTGTAACTTCTCTTACTATTACAGGTTTTGCACCTGGCGGTACATATGATGTGCAAACAAAATGCTATAGAGATATTGGACTAATCCTTGATGCATACATCTATCATCTACAATTAGGTGGTAATGAAAAAATTGTAACTGCTGCACAACTATACTATAGAAAGAATGATTATCCATACGGAGAAAGTTTATATCATATTAACGATCAGTTAACAGAGACTATTGCTACATTTGAATATGCCAAAGATTTAGCTGTTCAAGCAATGAGAAATCTGTTGCCATATACAGACCCAGATGCTCTAGTAGATTCTGTAACTCCTGTATGTGCAGAGGTTGAAAGTGCACTTAATACCTATCATAGTATTGTTGATACTATTCTAACAGAAGGAAAAGGACTTGTAGAAAAAACATCTATCAATCCTAATAAACAAGGTAACTGGACTTCTACTTTAACATACTCTAATTACAATATTTTACCTGACCCTCTATTACCAGCACAAGAATGCTCTACCGTCATTTCTGCATTAGATGCATTATATGATAATTTAGAAGATTCTATTAAAGAAGAGTCAGTGACTAAAACACTTCCAGATTTTGTTGATGGTGAGACTAAAGAATTTGAATTATATTGGGATGATAATACAGAGGTTAATACAGAGGAAGATGAAAACTTATTCTTAAGTCTTAATGCTGTATTACAGAGACCTAAGTTTACTGAAAATTTTCCATTACAAGATTCTTACTTTATAGACAGAAGTGTAATTCCTAATGTCGTTAAATTTGATGTAGCTCCTATTTGGGATCAAGATCTTGGAGCTAAGACTATTAACGAACCAACTGCTGTAGAAAAAGTTGTTGGTATTGGTGTTGGTAACTACAAGAGACTTTCTATTGATTATGAATTGGTAGACGGTTCTAGAACTGGTCCTTTCTTAATTTTAGATGTTGAAGACGGCACAGTACTGAATGTTGAATCAAATAATACATTGTATGTCTTTATTGACGGAATCCTTCAAAAAGAAACACTTAACTACGATGTATCAGGTCCTAACATCTTCTTCAAGAAACCAATCTTGAAAGAGATGAAGGTTGACATACGTTATCTCTATGGTAGAGATGTTGGACAAGTTCTAAACATTTTTGATTTTGCACCTAACGCATTCTTCTCTACAGGAAGATTTGTAATTGACTCAAACTCATCTTATTGGGACTCATTTGAGACTTATGCTTGGATGGGAGACAAGATTGGTAGTGGTATTCACTGTTGGCAAGTAAAACCTGATGGAACTTATAATACAATCGGTAAAGTAGGTAATCTACTTCGTACTGCATCAACTGTAGAATTTGATATCTTAAAAGCTCAAAATGCTGTTATTTTAGACAATACAGATATTGTATTTGCTGTAGAAGGATATTATGATAGGAATACTACTTTAGCATCTTCTGAGTTTACAGGTACTACATTAACTCTCCGTAAGGATGAGATGGGTAGAAAACTTCTAAGAGATGAGAATGGACTATGGTCTGGAACTATTCTTGGTAAGACATATAAGAGTCCTTTCTTAAGTATATCAAATGGTGATAAGATTCGTGTAGAAGGAGAGGATACTTTTAGAAAGATTAAACGTCTTCCTAGTGAAACTACAAGTAAAGACAATAGAAATGGTGAACAGTTATCAGATGATATTTTTGCTGCTGTTTCTGTAGAACCTTATAATGGTATTACAAGAGGTGAAGGTCTTTCCATCATTGCAACTATTGAAGGTGGTTCTGTTACAAAATTAACATGGAATCAACGTAGCTACGATCCACTTACACAACCTACTGCATATCAATATTTTACACCACCTGTTATTGAATTCATTCCTCAAGATGGAACTGGTGGTGGTGCTAGAGCAGAAGTTATTGTTAGCAAAGGTCAAGTTCTCAGTGTAGATCTGATTGATGGTGGTTCTGGATATACTAAAGCACCAAAAGTTATTGTTGCTAGAAGATTTGATATTCTATCTGAAAGAGAAATTGGCATTTCTCTAATCAATCTAAACATTGTCAACCAGATATCTGGATTTGGAATGTCAGGAACCACTGTGATCACAGAGATCAGTGATGCTGGAATACAAGCTATTGGAAGTCTTGGTACTATTTTAGTCAATAGTCCATTTGATGAAGAAAAAGAGATTGTTTCTATTGTTGAGACTCAAAAAGATGAGGAACGTCTAGTCAGAATGACTGATGAGAAGTTCCCAACAGAAGCAAGAGTACAGTCTCCTGTTGTTAGAGTTGATCCTCTTGAATATGATACAGTCACCGTTCTCTCTGCAGAGATTCAAGATATTGTTACTGTCAACTCTATTAGTAATGTAAGTAAGGTTATTACAACAACAGTTGAGAACCTTATTCCAAATGATGCTCTATCTAATGTCAACTACTTTGAGAATGCTGCATACTTAGATCTTGATTTTGATATCAATGACACTATAGCTTACATTCCAGATACTACTAAGTTTGCTCCTATTGGATTGTTGATGATAGGTGATGAGATAGTCAAGTATCATAGAAAACTCTCTGATAGATTCCTCAATATCATTAGAGGAAGACAAGGTACAACTCCTCAGTTCTGGTCTGCTGGAACATATCTAAGACAGATTGAAGAGGTAACTGTAGTATCTGCTGCTGTTGTTACTGTTCAGTCTGAAAGCGATGTCAAGATGGTGAGTGCATCTGTATCAACAGGTGAAGATGGTATTGAAAGACAAAGACAGATTCAAATTAAGTCTCCTCCAGAATTCTCTGTCTCAAGAGATGCACTAGAGGTTGTAATTACTCCTCCACCTGGCGGTGTAATTGATGGATATGAAGAAACTGCATTCTTAGTTGATCCTACAGCTATTAGAGCAGGAAATACTACAGGAGGACATGATGGTTCAGTTGATCTAATTGATGTCGCTGATAGATACTTTGTAACTAAACGAGATACAACAGAGATTCAGATTACAAACTCAATCTTTGGTGTTGCTGCAGAATACATTGGTAACTATACTACCACAAACGCTGGTCATAGAATCAAGCACTTTGATGGTATATTTGATGATGGTGCAGCAAACGTCTCTGGTATGACAATTTTAGAAGTGTCTACTTATTATTCCGCACTTACTATTAGAGACTTTACTGATAGGGCGGAGTCAAGTTATACACTAGCTGGTCCTGTGCTTAACCTAGTACCACCGTCAATCCAAAATCCTGTTGCAATTAGTTCTTCCTCGTCACTAACAGGAACAATTAATGTACAAGATACAACTTATTTCCCTGATGCGGGATATCTATTTACTAATCATGGTGGTATTATTGAGTATCAATCAAAGTCATCAACATCATTTGGTGGATGTACTTTGTTTAGAGGTTCAAGTACAATGACCAGTGGTACTGAGATGATTCCGTTTGCAATTGACTAAATAAACGTATATAAATAACTCAGGCACAACTTATAACGTCGGAACAGAAAAACAATGGCTGCTATTATCTCTGATAAGTTTCGTATATTTAACGCGAAGCAATTTCTAGAATCACTCACTGAAGGTCTTAGTGATACCAGTGCAGAACGTTCTAGAATGTACTTCTTTGTGGGTAGACCACAACCATGGAAGGCATACTTAGAAATTCATACTAAGAATGGAACAGCGTTTGCTGTTGGAAATGAAGTTTACGTTGGAACGTATGGTTCCACCACTTTCCGTGCGACAGTTGCTGCAGTTTATGATAGTGCCCTTCTTTTGACCGACGTTTTTGGCAGCGCAGGAGTTAATTCCGCACCAGCTCTTAATACTCCTCTTAAAGGTAGAACTGGCGGTGCAGGTGGTTCCGACACTGGTGCTGAAGCAGTTTCTGGCGTTTATCGTTATGCTACTGAGGACGTTCCTCCTCTACCTCTTGATAATCAGAGAGAAAAAAGAAATCTTTATGACGAACTAATTGCTGCCAAGCGTATTACTGACGCTTTTGCAAGAACAGTTATTCGTCGTTATAATTGGGACACTGTTACCAATCCTAAGTTTGACATGTGGAAACCTGACTACTCTGCTACACCTGGTGGCGGTGGTCAAATTGGTAAAACCACTGCGACAGGTCAAACTAGTATTGCTGACGCTAAGTTCTACGTAATGAACTCAACTTACGAAGTATTCAAATGCCTCTATAATGGAGAGGATCCATCCAATACTACTGGACAAGACGCAACAGAAGAACCATCTACAGGAGGCAATAACTACTCTACTTCCACAGGTCTTTATACTGAGACAACTGGTGCTAAGTACATCTGGAAGTACATGTATACTATTCCTACTGATGATGTTCTTAAGTTCCTTTCATCAGACTTTATGCCAATTGTTCTTCCTGCTAACGCATCTAGAACTGGAGTAGTTGCACAAGCAGTTGATGGAGCAGCAGACGTTGTTGTTATTGAAAATGCTGGATCAGGTCTTCCTGCATCACAAACTCTATACACTGGAATAAAAGGTGATGGAACTGGTGGTATCGTTCAATTTGTTACAAATGGTTCTGGTACAATCACATCTGCTCAGATTCAAGCTCGTGGATCAGGTTATACATATGCCAATGTTCTTCTAACCAATGGCAACCTATTCTCTGACGCTGGTCTATCCAGTGCAGTTGCAACTGGAGCATCTGCTCTTGGAGCTCTTGAAGTTATTCTTCCACCCGAAGGTGGTCATGGTTCTGATCATGAGACAGAATTAAATGGTAAGCGTGTTATGACTAACATTCGTCTTACATATTCTGAAGGTTCTGGAGATTTCCCTGTAGATAACGACTTCCGTCGTATTGGTATCATTGCTGATCCATTTGATTGGGGAACTACAACCTTCTCTACTGCTGACACACTTTCTGGTTTAAAAGCAATTAAAATTACTGGTGCTACTGCAGACTTTACAGTTGATGAAAAAATTCAACAGACTGTAGCTGGTGGTACTGCATATGGTACAGTTGTATCATGGACATTAGATAGTGGTTCTACAACTGCTGGTGTTCTTAAGTATATCCAAACTGTAGATGCACATACAGACTCTGGAGTTGTCAGACCTTTCGCATCAAATGGTTCTAATGCAGTTACTGGTGAACTTTCTACTGCATCTGGTACTGTAGATACAAGTTATGGTTCTACATTGTTAGGTGTCACTTTTGCAAGTGGTTTAGCAGCACCTGAAATTGAAAATAATTCTGGTGATGTCATCTATGTTGAGAACAGAAGACTAATCACTCGTGCACCTGACCAGATTGAAGATATCAAGTTAGTCATTGAATTCTAGAAACTACGCTAAATACTAAAGACTAGATACTTAGTATTTTGGCGAAGTAAGATGCCTCAGAAGACAAACCTAAATGTAAATCCTTATTATGAGGACTTTGACGCGAGTAAGAATTTCTATAAGATTCTATTCCGTCCTGGCTACTCTATTCAAAGTAGGGAATTAACGCAAGTACAATCCATCCTCCAGAACCAGATTGAGAGTTTTGGAAAATATGCATTCAAGCAAGGAGAGCTTGTAATTCCTGGTGAAGTAGGTCTTAATACAAAATTAGATTACGTTAAATTATCATCTGTTTCTGAGGTTGCTGTCTCGGAAGGAGATGATATTGTTTATAAGAAATATGATATAAGTCAATTAATAGGTCAACAATTACAAGGTCTTACTTCTGGTGTCATAGCAACTATTCTATCAACAAAGTTAGCAACTGAGTCTTCTGCTGATACTTTGTTTGTTAGTTATATTAATAGTGGTAATTCTAATACTGAGTCTACTTTTAGACAAGGTGAGACTCTAGAAGTAATTGATGGCGTCAATACTCCTTTACTAGTTGTAGGTACAGATGGTAGTGTTCTACCAACTAGTATTCAAATTACAAATCCTGACACAGGAGATGTATCATCTCTAGAAAGTCCTGCTATGGGATTTGGTTCTGCTGTAAAGGTAGAAGAAGGTATCTATTTTGTTAATGGTTATTTCGTTCGTAACGATGAAGCTCTTTTAGTTATTGATGAATACTATGATAAACCATCAGCAAAAGTTGGTTTTACAATTAAAGAAGAAATTATAACACCTGAGGCAGATGCTAGTTTATATGATAATTCAATTGGTTCTGCAAACTATACTGCGCCTGGCTCACATAGATTAAAAATTAGTTTAGAGTTAAAAGAGTTTGCTCTTAATGCAATCACTGATAAGAATTTTATCCAATTATTGACTATCTCTAGAGGACAAATACAGAGTAAAGTATCTTCTACAGATTTTAGCGTTCTTGAGCAAACTTTAGCACGTAGAACATTTGATGAGAGTGGAGACTATGTTGTAGATAATTTTGCTGTTGATATTAGAGAGTATGCTCAGAAAGATGGCAATAAAGGAATCTATGCTGTAGATGAATTTGGTTTATACAATGGTAAGAGTTCTAACGAAGCTGCTAGAAAAATGGTTGCAAGTATAGGACCTGGTAAGGCATATATTAAAGGTTATGAGATTGTCAATAAAGAAACAAAATATCTTGACATTAATAAAGCAAGAGAAAGTCTCTCTAGTGATAATGTAACCCTCAAGAGTAAGGGTTTACCAACATTCAATGTTACTAATGTATTTGGTAGCGTTCCTTTAAACAAAGAAGGGTCTGAGTTAACTGCATATCCAGATGTATTTTTATATTCTACATTTAATGATGGATCTGTTGGTTTAAATGGTACAGAATTACCTACTGATCATAGACAAACTATTGATAGAAGAGGTTTAAGTTTTGGAGTAAATGATGGTATAAAAACTATCACACTTCAAATTACAAACGTTACTAAACCAATTAGTTCTGTTACAGATTCTACATTCCAGACTGAGTTTGGAACTTTATATTTTATTAAGACAAGAGCTGATGGTGGAGCAGCAACTGACACTGGTTCTTTCAAGACTCTATCTTTTGCTCTTACAAATAAACCACTTGTAAATTCATCTGAGTCTGTTCAGTTTTTAGAACTTACTATCTTCGGTCCTAAGAATGAATTAGAATTACTATTAACAGAATATGATTCTTCTGATCCTGGCTACTATAGAAAGATTTTCTTAACTGAAGCTGATGCTAATACTGATACAAATGAGTTTGGATGGATTGTAGATTATTCTGCTACATTTACACCTATCATTGGTAAAACTAAACCAAGCAACTTTTTCTTAAAGAGTAGAGGTTCTGGTTTTAATTCTGATTCTGATGTTGTTTTATCTAAAGGAAGATTAGCTGACGGAACATCTTCATATAATAGTACATTTGGATATTCTTATTTTGATCCTCAGTTCTTTACTAAAATAACTTTAGAAAACACTCCTACTGGAACTAACGCATTTGATGATGGTAAGTATGTATTTGGTTCACAGAGTGGTGCATATGGTGTTGTAGAAGGTAATGGTACAGGTGTTTATAGTACAGGTGTACTATTATTTGTAAAAACTCTATCTGGTAGGTTCTTACCTGGCGAGACAATTAGAGATGAAGCAGGAAATACTGTAAGAATTGCAAAAGAAAATACTATATCTCATTTTGTTGCTCAAGCAAGAGGACTTGGTTATGCAGATGGTGCTACATTATTAATTAATGGATTAGAATTTGATGCATCTAAAATTGAAGTTAAGAGAACTAATGGTGGTTCAATCTACGGTGCTGTTATTTCAAACAGACGTGCTGTAGATGTAGAATATGCACAACCACCAGCTGTTACTGTAAAAAATCCTGATGGTGCTGCTACACCAAACGCTGTGGCAAATGTAGTTCCTGTATTGTTTAGAAATACTGTAACCACATACACTCCACAGAATGTCAAGTCTATTGGTTGTTCTTATGGATCTGGAAATGCAAATAATTTTTCTGCAGACGTTGTAGTAAACAGTCAAGTAGACGCAGAAATTAAATCTGTAACTAGCTTTACTTTCTTTGGTACTAAAGGAAATACTTTTGTAGAATCTACAAGTTTTAGTGCAGATGCTTCCATATTATTACAGCAAGGAGATCTTATACAATTCTCTGATGATAGTAATAATTTAGTTCGTGGTATTGTACAATATGCAACAAAACAAGAAGGATCATCTAAGTCTAGAATCTATCTAGACACTGCACTTCCTGGCGATGTAACTAATACTAGTATTGTACGTTTACGTCCCAAGGTAGAGAATACTAACTCTGGTACTTTATTGTATTCAACTGGAAGTAAACAGGTATCAAAAATTTCAGCTGGTGGAGACGATACTAAGATCAAGTATTACTTCCGTAGAGATTTTGTAACTACTGCATCTTCTGGTGGTGGTACAATTACATTTGCTGCACAGTTACCATTTGGTACACAAAGATTTGCTGCGTTTACTGAAAGTAATTTTGTTATCACTGTTCTTGATAAAGGTGATGCTACTAATATTGTTAAGGGTGATATCATATATGTTGAGAATGATGCTGTTGAAATTTCATCATCTACAGATACTGGTAGTGGTCTAACTTCTGGTAGTATTAGTCTTAACTTACCAAGTAATTATTTTGGAACTATTCCTTCCAATGGAACATATCCAAAACTTAAGTTGACTGCAACTCTAGAAGTTTCTAATGCAAAACCAAGACTTAAGACTGTTGTAAGAAATAAAAGAATCGTTGTTGCATCCGCTGGTGATCGTAATGTTCCATTTAGAGGACAAGACTATGACACAGAAGTTGTAGAAACTTTATCATACTCTGATGCGTTTAAATTAAGGTATGTTTATGAAGGAACTTCTTCTCAACCACCTTCTGCAGATACAGCTGGTAATCTAGTTTCTGGTACTAATGTAACTAATAGATATACATTTGATAATGGACAAAGAGATACATTATATGACGTTTCTCGTATTGTTCTAAAACCAGGTTTTGAAGCAGCTGAAGGTCAACTTCTAATTGCTTTTGACTACTTTGAGCATTCACAAGGTGATTTTGTTACTATTGATAGTTACATTCATGAAGCAGGTGTTCCTGAGGATGAAATTCCATCTTTTAATTCCTCTGTACTTGGAAACATAGAACTTAAGAATGTAATTGACTTCAGACCTAAGGTTGATTCCAATGCAATTATTCCTGGCTTTTTAGATAAGTCATCGTTGGAGGTTACAGAAGGATCATTCTCAGGTCCTGGCGCTGTATTGGCAAGCACTCCTGCTCCTGACCTTGGTATTGAATACACATTCTCATTCAGTCAAGTTCAATATCTAGATCGTATTGATGGTATATTCTTAGATAAGAAAGGACAATTTATAGTTAAAGAAGGTAACTCATCTCTTAACCCAACTAAACCAGATCCTATTGATGATGCTGTACCATTGTTCTATGCATATATTCCTGCATTTACCAAGACAAGTAAGGATGTAAGAATTACTCCTGTAGATAATCGTCGTTATACAATGCGTGACATTGGTAAGCTAGAAAAACGTATTGAAAGATTAGAATATTATACAACACTTAGCATACTAGAACAGCAAGCACTTAACATGCAAGTTAAGGATGAGATTGGTCTAGACAGATTTAAGTCTGGTTTCTTCGTTGATAATTTTGAAGCACATAAAGTAGGTAATTTACAATCTCTTGATTATAAATGTGCAGTGGACAGTCAACAAAGTGTGCTACGTCCACAATCAAAAGAAGATTCTATATCTCTTACAGAAGTTAATGTCAGAGAAGATCAAAGATCAGTTTCTGGTTATCAAAAATCTGGAGATATGGTAACGTTACCATACTCACCATTATCGTTGTTAGGTAATGAATTTGCATCTAAAACATTAAATCCAAATCCCTTCGTTGTATTACAATATGTTGGTGATGGTGAAGTATCTCCATCTGTTGATCATTGGTATGATCAGAGCGAAGAACCATTAGTTGTAGATACAAATACTGATCTATTCACAATCTTCTTAGCAAAAGATAATGTAAAAGAAAGTTTCTCTAGTCTATTCAATTCATTTGTTGTTAACTGGGTGGGAACATCTACTTCATTTACTGCTATCAATTCATTGGGTGAAGTTAATACACAACAAGCTGTCACATCTGTTGCTAATGCATCTGTAGCAAGTACATCCAATATCAGTCCTCAAAATAATGAGGTAGGAAAAGGTGTTCAGACTAAGACAGTTGGTGAAAGTTTAGTATCTACTTCATTATCATTCTTTGCAAGAAGTGTTCCTGTAAAATATGTTATCAGAAGAATGAAACCTAATACAAGAATCTATGCATTCTTGGAGGGTAGAGATGTATCACGTTGGGTTAATCCTGATTTAAGATTTACTGGTATTGCTGGCAACTCTTTATCTTCTTTCAATGGAGATATTATTACAGATGAATATGGTAATGCTAGTGGTATTATCTTAGTTCCTGCTGGATTCCCACCATTAGAGAATAGCTCATGGACAGGTGATATTAATACTGTTTCTTATGATACATCAGCAGAAGAAATTAATATTACATCTGGTGTCTTGACATTTAGATTTACTTCTAGCTCAACTAATCTAGAAAAAGAAGTTGTTGATAGTTATGCAGAGGTCAAGTACTATGCTACAGGTATTCTTCCAGAAAATCCAGCAAGTATTGTTTCTACAAAACCATCTTACTTTAAATCTAATGAAGGTGTACAGTTAATAGAAAGCAACACTGATAATCCTGTAAGACCTAATCCTCTTGCACAAACATTTAAAGTAGAAAATCTAGATGGTGGATGTTTTGTAACTGGAGCTGATCTTTACTTTAATAAGAAGAGCACAAACATTCCAATCAAGACTTATATTACAAACGTAGATTCTGAGAAACCAGGTAAAAATATTGTTCCTGGTTCAGAAAAAACTTTATCTCCAAATACTTTCCTTAAATGTGCTGCTAGTGGAAACATGTCAGTTCTACAAGGTGAAAATGTTACTGGTTCATCTTCTTCTGCCTCAGGTCCTATTCTTAAAATATTTGATAAAAATAATGTAGAATTAGTTGCAACTGCATCTGGAAGATATAGTCTTACAAATGAACAGTGTTATACAGTTGTTCTTGGTAATCATAATGGTAAATCTTTTGTACAAAATGAAGATCTAATTATCCCATCTGTAACTCTAGCTAATGCAACAGATGGCACTACCTTCGTTCTATCAATTGTCAAAGATAGTGGTAAGTTATCTGATATTAGAGTTACAAATCCTGGTCAAAATTATGACAGTGCAATTCTAACAATAGAAAGTCCACAATTACCTGGCGGATCTACTGCAACTGCTACTATCAGTGTATCAGGTGGTAAGATTTATAATACAGAAATTTCTTTAGCTGGTATTGGATATACAGAAGCACCATCTGTTGTTGTTAAAGGTGTTGGAAGTGGTGCTGGTGGATGTGAAATACAAACCTTCTTGGATATTGATACTCCAGCAGTTAGAATGGGTGTGGCAATTGATGCTGGTGAAGCAACTAATTCAACTACACCTACACACTTTGCATTTGATTATCCTGTATATCTACAGAATGATACTGAATATGCTTTGGTTGTAGAAACTGATTCTACTGACTACGAGCTTTGGGTTTCTAGACTTGGTGAAACTGATATTGCTACAAGTACGGTCATTACCACTCAACCAGGTTTAGGTTCGGTTTACCGATCACAAAACACTGAGAGTTGGACAGAGGATATATTTGAAGATCTTAAGTTTACTCTTTATAGAGCAGAATTTAGTATTGATAGACCAGCAGAACTATTACTTAAAAACGATAGTCTTGGATATGAATTACTTGAGGAAGATCCACTTGAAACAAATGCTAGTTCTGGTTCTAATGCTTCATCAACATTATTTAAAAATAACAACTCTATTGTCAAGGTTAATCATAGAGATAACGGATTTGAAGATAGTGGTAAATCTTATGTCTTCTATAGAACTATACAAGAAATTGGTGGTATTACATCATCTACTTTGAATAGTAATTTGTTCCAAGTTACTAACTCTGGTATTGACATGTATAACATTCAATCACCTTCTCAAGCAGCTGCTAACGCTGTTGGTGGTGGAGAATTTGCATATGCATCATTTAACAGAAAGTTTGAAACTTTATATCCACAAATTCACTATCTAACATTTACTGGAACTGTATTAGATGTTAGTGTTAAGACTACAAACATTGTTCCTGTAGATTCTACCACTACAAATTATACTTCATATTCACAATCAGAATATGAGAAAACATTCTTGAATGAACCACATTACTTCACTAATCAAAAAGTTGTAGCTTCTGAGATCAATGAGACACTTAACAACCTAAGTCAATCTTTAACATATAAGATGTC